GAAAACGGGGGAGACCGCCTAAAAAGGAAAAACCTTTAAATAGGTCGTGATCGACAAAACTCCTGTCGAGACTTCTTTCGAAGTCCTTCGAGAATTTTGCCATGGTGATCGTTAAAAACGAATCACCTTCTTCTTCAACACGCTTCTTGACCGTATTATTGTCAAGAAGGGTACTTATGCCAACTCGATCCCCAAGATCATTGAGGATCAGTTCTGCGAGTAACGTAAGGCTTTTCAAGCCTCCTCCTTCATAAGGGGGTAGTAGCTTCCATAGCCATGCATTACTTAGGGTTCAGTGCTTTGAGGATGTCCTGTTGCGGAGACCGAGGAGTGAAAACACTCCTACGACTCCGATAGCAGAGATACCCGCAAGGCAAATCGCCCCGCCCAGGAACAGATCGAAGATCCGTTCCACCTCAGTTCTCGCCTCCCACAAACTGCGTGAGGCGAGCGTTCGTACCCGCCGTGAGCGCCGTGAGGAGCTCGTTGACGACGGTGACCTGTTCAGCAGCCGTATAACCCTGCTTAGGGGTATCGATGAGCACATAAGCGCTCATCGAAACGGTGTTGTTCTGGCCAGCGACGAACGGATCGGCAGCAATCTTGCTGACGTCCACACGATAGATGTGACGATTACGCTTCCCATAGGAATGCGAAATCGTCAACGACTTCGTGCCGTCCGAAGACTTGAAAGTCCCGGACGAAGGGCCGAATCCAGTACGCGGAAGCGTAGTGGAACCGAGGGTCTGAGGATCAGCAAATGCCATGGCATTACTCTTTCTGTATGTTACGCCTCACGGCGATACGGATTGGTGATGAAAGGTGATAGCGATTCACAAAGTCGCTACCGGACAAGTTACCAAAGCTTGTTCGGACCCCGGGTAAGTCCCAGGGCACCAAGGATAGCCCATTGCTGAGCTGAAAAGGAATCGGGGTTTATTCCGAAACCATAAGGAGTTGCCTTGACACGCTGCTTTCGTTCAGTAACGAAAGTGGTTGACAAGTTACCGATCGTACGCGTTACGCGTTCCGGATGACGAAAAATCATCTGGGAATCGGTAGTGAAGGTCTTGGTGATAAGCGTATGCTTCATCAAGTACCCCCATTGCAACACCTGGCCATCGAGAGCTGCGGCATTGCCGTTCTGAATCAGAACGCCAATGTCCGACAGCCAATCGATAAACCAGGACCATGGCATTGCTTGCCAAAACGCGTTAGCATCAAGCCTAGCGCCGAGCCATTTGGAAGCTATCTGACTAGTGCGTTCGATGCGTGAAAACACATCGTCGCCTACAGCCAGATGGTACCTGAATGCTCCAGAGAACCACACTCTCGTGTAGTCTCTCCTGACAAGCGTGGCATTGTAAGAACCATTAGACTCAAGTCCAGCGCCACCCCACATCCCAAGAGGGTTGTTAGAGGTGCCGATGGGCGGCGGATCCACCATGACTTGATAGCCATAGAGTGAATCAGTCGCAGATCGAGTCTGATCGTTCTTGGGAAAGCTAAATCGGCGACGGACAATTTTGTCCGCGTCGCGCTCGTACTGGAGAATGATTTTATTAGCATTCACCATTGCGATTGCGATCTGCTTAACATCCGAAATGGTGGGAAGCCATCCGAAGATATAGTTGAGGTACTCAGAGCCAATGGCCTGAGGACCGCTTCCATCCTTCAGATTGCGACCCAACATCTTAGGAAAACCATCCTTAAGTTCAAGGAGGGAGGCAGCGATGCTAGCTTCTGATTTAGTTGGGGCACATGCAGCAATAGCACGTGCGCCCAGGGCAATATCGACATCTGTAATGGCGCCAGTGGTAAAACCGTTAGAACCAAGTCCCTCAAAAGAGGTAGTTGATTCTGTACCGATTCCACCATTGAACAAACCAATAGGACCTCGATAACCCCAATATTTCCTACCAGCAGAATCATCAAAATAAGATTCAAGGTATTCATAGCGAGGATTTGTCTTCGCAGTGAATTTCATGAGATCAAATTCGTGACCTGTATCCCCTCGAACTTTCGCATTTCTGCGTTCGTTCCCAAGGAAAAGGCGGGAAATACTGTCTAGATCAGATACGCCAGTTCTGTAAGAATTGACGTAATCCATACGAGCACTGTCGGAAGAATGGAAATGAAGAAGGTCATTAAGCTTGACCTGACTACGTTTCCAGCTTCCAACAGGGCCCTCCGCAGGAGAAGTTCTGTAGCCATAGGCTTCAGAAAATAAGGTCCTTCCAGAAAGGAAAGGCCTCTCGTTGCGGTACATACCAATGTCAGACATGGTTCCTCAATTGTGATATTTCATGCAGTTAGGGAAAACACCCTACACTGTTCGGATGAGATATTACTGCATAGAGCACGGATCTGAACCCGCCGGCACTAAAGTACCAGGGAGGGCCCTAAGGGGTCCT